AATGGCAGGTGGATTACTAAATATAATTTCTGTCGGAAATAATAATGCTATTTTAACTGGAAATCCAAGTAAAACCTTTTTTAAAGTAACATATTCAAAATATAGTAATTTTGGTTTACAAAAGTTTCGTCTGGATTATGCTGGTTCAAGAGACCTTCAATTGACTACACCTTCTACATTTACATTTAAAATACCACGTTATGCAGAATTATTAATGGATACATATATATCAGTAACAATTCCGGATATATGGAGTCCTATTCAAGACCCACAATTTAATAGTACAATAGACTCTAATGGTAATGTTAATTATGATACAGTGAATGGAACCAACGGTAGATGGGCACCGTATGATTTTAAATGGATTAAAAATTTGGGGGCAACAATGATAAAAGAAGTTTTAATTACATGTGGGTCATTAACATTACAGCGGTATACTGGAGAATATTTATCTGCGATGGTTGAGCGGGATTTTACTAGTGATAAAAAGGAATTATTCAATAAAATGACTGGTAATGTTCCAGAATTAAATGACCCAGCAAATGTATTTGGTCGTGAAAATGTTTACCCATCCGCGTATTATACCGCAAATGCTACTGGTGCGGAACCATCTATACGTGGAAGAGAAATATTTATTCCAATTAATACATGGTTTACATTAAATAGTGGTTGTGCTTTTCCATTAATTTCACTTCAATATAATGAATTAGTTATTACTGTTACAATGCGTCCTATACAAGAATTGTTTCAAGTTCGAGATGTATTTGATAATCAATATGCACGTCCATATGTTCAACCAGATTTTACAAAACAATATTTTCAAATGTATCGTTTTTTACAAACACCCCCCGCTGTTGAATTAAATACTACCACCTATACAAATACAGTATCAACTTGGAACTCGGATATACATTTGATATCAACGTATTGCTTTTTATCGAAAGAAGAAGCACAGGTATTCGCAATGGAAGACCAAGTTTATTTAGTAAAAGATGTTTTTCAATATGGATTTGAAAATGTAACTGGTTCATCCAGAGTAAAAATAAACTCTAATGGAATGATTTCTAGTTGGATGTGGTATTTACAGCGTAATGATGCGAATTTACGTAATGAATGGAATAATTATACCAATTGGCCTTACCATACTTATCCGAGTGATTTAATAATATGGAATGATGGTTCATCTAGTGACCCTAGTACTGACCCGATAGATAGCCGTGTAACTGGTATTACAACAACGGGTGATTATGTACTTGATAACCGGTATGAAATTTTAGAAACAATGGGTATTTTATTAAATGGTGAATATAGAGAAAATATATTAACGAGTGGAATATATAATTATATTGAAAAATATACACGAACTAATGGTTGTGCCAAAGAAGGATTATATTGCTATAATTTTTGTCTTAATACAAGTCCATATGAGTATCAACCATCGGGTGCCATTAATTTAAGTAAATTTAAAGATATACAATTAGAATTTACTACATATGTTCCACCGGTAGATACATTAAATTCGAGTTTTGATGTCATATATGATGCTAATGGAAATCCAATCGGTGTTCGTAAAGCAAATTGGCGATTATATAATTATAATTTTAATATGACACTTTTCGAAGAAAGATATAATGTGTTAACATTTATGAATGGTAATTGTGGTATGTTATATTCCAGATAATAATAATATTAAATTTTATAATTGGGTTAACCTATTTTATCGGTTTATTATCATCAAATTATATAATGTATAATATTATAAACCGATAAATATAATATTATAAACTATATTCTTTTATGGAATCATATAATGAAGAATCCGATAAAAAAAGAGAATTTAGTAAGTTTCAGACAGAAAACATGATTTATAAATTGAAAAAAATTAAAAAAAAGAAAAAGAAACAACTCGATAATTATAAAAATATAGAGACACTTAAAAACATACATGAAGATTTTGATGAATTTGAACAAAACGATTTTCCAAAAAATGATAATAAAGAAGGATTTGGAATAATTCCACCGATTCAAGATGACCAAGGTCGTTATAATTATGATGGTTATGATACGGTGAATGATAATGGGGCATCAACAACCGACCCACGCCAAGCAATAGTGAATGCTATAAATGATGTATATAATACTATAATTGCGCTTAATCATTGGATAGCATATACTATAGCGAAAGGATTATCTAAAAATAAAGCAACAAATAATGAAGTATTAGTAATACAAAAATATATTGGATGGTTTTTTTCCATTTTATTAAGTTGTTTCGTGGTATTTAATTGGTATTTTGTGATGTTTTATGAAAACAGTTTTGGTAAAAAAGTAGATTTGTTTGATTTTTCAAGACATAGATTGAAAACATTATCTGAAACCAATCCATTCTGGGAAATGTTGGACTTTGTTATTCATTTTGCTGTATTTTTTCCAGAAAAATTAGAACAATATACGGTAAAAACAATACCTTGGTTAGTATCTACTACATTTAATTCAACACTTTGTTTTACATTATTGTTTTTCTTCATGATATTAGTATTTTATAATTTTGCCAATAGTGCTAGACAATTTTTTATAGATATTATTATGTTTAATACCAAAAATAGTTCAGTAATGTTGATGTATACATTTGTTGTATTATTATTTATTGCTTCATTTTTAATTATAGATTTTACTGTGAAATATGCTGTTCATATGGTATCATTATATAATCCATTTAATTTCATGTACTCATTTATTATTGGAACAATTCGACTAATAATTATACTTATGGTAAGTGTTCCTTTGGGTGGATTATTTTGTATGATTTACATATTATTTTATTCATTTTTCGCTATTATACATTATTCAAATTGGAATTTCACAGATGCTTATTATATGTTTAAAAAAATATCAAAATATGCTGAAGAATCCAAAAATTCTATTCATAAAGGCTCTAACTGTAAACCAAATACTTTATTTGAACATATTATGAATTTTATAAATATTATATTTGATTATATTTATCAGTATTCATATTATATTGCTGTTATTTATATGTTAATATTTGCGACATGGGATTATTTTGTAAATATAAATAATAGTTCTTTGAAAACATCAATGATTATAATAAATTCTATAATAATAGTAATATGTATACAATTATGTGTATTATATTATAAACCACCCGCAACGAAAGAAGCAATAGTTTTAGAAAAAATAGTAACACCAGCAAAAGTACCTAATGTAGTAACTGAACTACCATTACAAGAAACAATATAATAATACTACTTTCGAAATATAATATAAAAACATATGGTATATATTCAAGATATAGAATATGACAAAAAAAGGGATTAAAAAAGAATATCCAACGGTATCGGTATGTACCCCTACATTTAACCGTCGCCCATTTATTCCAGTAATGTTTGATTGTTTTCGTAATCAGACATACCCGAAACATAAGATTGAATGGATTATTGTAGATGATGGTACTGATAAAATAAAAGACTTAATAGAAACCGCAAATATTCCACAAATCCGTTATTTTGAAGTTCCTGAAAAAATGTCATTGGGCGCAAAACGTAACTATATGCATAAATTTGCTACGGGTTCAATTATAGTATATATGGATGATGATGATTATTATCCACCGGAACGTATATCTCATGCGGTAGAGCGTTTACAAGAAAATAAAACAGCGCTATGTGCGGGTTCCAGTGAGATTTATATTTATTTTAAACATATTAAAAAAATGATTCAGTGTGGTCCTTATGGATCAAATCATGCTACTGCTGGTACATTTGCTTTTCGTGCCGAATTATTGAAACAAACTAAGTATGAAGAACACGCCGCAATCGCAGAAGAACGTGCGTTTTTAAAAGAATATACTATTCCATTTGTTCAATTAGACCCATTAAAAACTATTTTGGTATTTTCACATGAACATAATACTTTCGATAAACGTAAAATGTTAGATAATCCACATCCAGATTATTTAAAAGAATCTACCAAAACGGTGGAATCATTTATTCGTACCAAAGCAGAAAAACGTGTTAAAACATTTTTTATGGATGAAGTCGATAAATTATTATTAAAATATGAACCAGGACTTCCAAAAATGAAACCAGATGTGCTTATTCAAATTAAAGAAATTGAAGCAAAACGTGCGCAAATGATTAAAGACGAAACTGCCAAACAGCAGGCCGTACAAGCGGCTGGACCAATTATTTTACAAAGACCTGGTGAAGCACCAGTTACTTTATCACAACAGGATGTTGTAAATATGATACAGCAGCAACAGCAACATATTAATAATATTACTAAACGTAATAGTGAATTGGAAACAATGGTTGTCGAATTACAAAAACAATTAATTGAAAAATCTAAAGCATTACAATTAGTAAATAAAGTAACTCAATATATTGAACCTCAAGTAAATGAAAATAAAATTACTGAAAACAAAAATAAAGTAGTAGATAATTCCACAGCATTACACTTATTAAAAAAAGATATTAATCATACAAATGAAGTATTAGATAAATCGAAAGCATTACAATTAGTTAATAAAGATGATGAGAACAAAAAGGAAGTATTAAATATTGATATTAATAAACCGACTCGTATACCTATCGAAATTATAGAAACGGTCTTTGCTCCTGATAATAAATGTGAACCAGAAATAAATGTTAATATTAATAAACCGTCTCTTATTCAAAATAAAAATATAGAAACTGTATTTGCTCGTAATGATAAAGGACGACCGGAAATAATTATTGATGTAAATTCTCCATAAATATAACAAAAACAAATAATATTATGTAAAATTCATAATATTATGTAAAATATGTGGTAAATAATTATGTGTACATTATTCATCAAAGTCATCTCCTAAGTCATCATCTAATGCGTTAGCCATATCTTTTTTTACATTTTTATCTAAATATCTATACATTCGTTTAATATCTAATTTTGTAATATTATACATTTCAAATATCTTTTCTACTTTATTTAATATTTCTAATTTATTACAAAAATCACCACCATTATATAATCTTAATTCTTGAAACATAGTGGTCAAATCTTTTTTATCCATATCTAATTCCTGACATAAATTATAAATAAATAACATATTATTATATTCCGTTGAATATTTGGTGAGTACTTTTGTAAACCTTACTTCAGCTGGTTTAAATATATTTTTATTTTCCGGAAAATAATCATGATATAATTTATTATTATAAAATGTTTTCATTAAAGAACTCATCTCATTGAATTGCCATATTTGATTTTGAAATGTTATTCTATCAATATAATCAGCGAAACACATATTTCCTAATATTTTCAAATAAAAAGGGAACGATTGGTCAGAAGGTTTGTTTGATAATACATCAACGATATTTTCATGCCATAATAGGGCTACTATAGTTCTATCAGTTTCATTCATGAACTGATTATGTTTTTCGATTTTTACTGGTTTATTAATAAGTGATTGTGTTATTTTTTTTGAATCTTCATTATATGATTTTATATGAAAAATATGTTGAAGGGTTTCTTCATTTATAAGTTCGGGTTTTTTTGAGAACATATCATAAACAAATACTAATTTTCGCATATCACCTTGTATATAGTTCAGTATAATATCTTTATTAGTACTTATATTAGAATTTGGCTGTGATAATGACGGTATCATCGCATTTAGTAATTTTGACATTTGTGGAATAGTTGGATTTTTCAATTCAAATGTATTACATACTTTCATGAGTTCTTTTATTTTTTTATCAACATAATAATTTCCAATGCATATAATGGGATTCATTGTCATGTTTTCGAGTCTTTGTTTTTTCGTTTTCTTTTGTCTAATAATTTTAATTAATGCGGTTATTCCACCTTTATCACCATTATTCATACCATCAATTTCATCCATTACTATTGCTATCTTTTTTACTTTTTTTGTCATCATGTGGAGAACATTTCTATTAGATACATTATTACTGGTTATTGTATCAATTAATGATTTATTTCGGACATCACCAGCATCATATTTAATAATATCATAATCAAGTTCTTTTAATAAATTCATCACAAATTGAGTTTTTCCACAACCTGGTGAACCATATATATAGACACCTTTCTTGAATAAAACATTTTTATAATTTTCGTCAAATGAAGATAGTATTGTTTTGATTTCAGTAGATATTTTTTCTCTTTCAAAAAATGAATTAATTTGTATGGAATCCATTTCACCTTATTAATTTTAATTTATTATTTACTATATTAGTATGTAACCATTTTTTTATATGTTATTTTTAACGAACAATATGTTATTTTTATAACATATCGTTTTTATAGTTTTTGTTTTATTATTTATTTATATCGAGACACCGCACCAACATTAACTTGTTGTTGACCAATATGACCATAACTGCCAGTATTTGGGTTTAATATACCGGCGCCGGTCGTTGACGAACTGTTTATGAAATTTGGCGCTACTGATTTTATTGCACTATTATAATTCGTCTTATCAATATCGTATGCTATTGTTGGAAAAGATGAAGATGGTGGGTTAGATGAACCAGTTGGATTTGAAGACGGGTTGCCATATGGAAGATAATCCGCAAACTGTTCTTTTATGTTTTGGAATCCATTAGTAGTTTGTCCACTTGTAGTTTGTCCATTAGTAGTTTGTCCACTTGTAGTTTGTCCACTGGTAGTTTGTCCACTACTATAAAATTGTCCATGTTCTTGCAAACCTACATTATAATTCGTATTCGAACTACGTAATGTTGTTAGTGGATTAGTAAAATCTGAT